ATTCTTTTATATTTAAAGTGTTTTCTAAAAAAATAGTTATTTTTGTTATTTCATTTTTATTTATTTTATCTTTAAGAATATATAAAATTTCTTTGTTTATATTATTATCCCAATTATATTTCATTAAAAATGAAGCAAATCTCCTTAATATAGTATTAATATTATCAACACTATCAATTAGTGTTTTTTGATATTTATAATTATAAATCAAATTATAATTCATCATATTTATTGAATAATTGTATCCACACCATTGATAAAAAGAATCCGGATATAAATCTTTTAAAATATCATAAATCAATACAGGTATTTCATTTTGAATATTTGTTTCCAATGCATTTGGATTTTTAAATTTAATAAAATTACAAAATAAAAAATTTTGTTTTTTTATTTCTTTTTGAATAAATAAAGATTTAAAATAAGTTGTTATTTCAATTATATTTGATTTTTTTGAATCATAAATATCATAAAAAATAACATCTATTTTATTGTTATTATTATTTTCCATATTTTCATTTTTATAATAATCTAATAACGTATCAAATGTTTGTTGTACTTTTTCGCTTTCATTATATATATCAATTGTTATACATAAAATTTTGGCTTCTGAATAGAAAAATAATAAAAAATTTGGTGTAATTTGATATATTGAATTATCTAAAAAAATAATTGGTGACCCTGTAAATGAATTAAGAATATCTTTTGTAAAAAGATTTTTTTTAGAACCATATGATATATAAATAAAATCATATGTTTCAATATTAATTAATTTATGTTTTAACATATCAATATTATTTTCTGGTATATAAAAATAATTGTATAAATTACTTTCCATTTGCTCTTGTTCTTGTTTTTCTTCTGTGTTAATATGTTCTTCTTCCATATAATTATATTATATTATTTATTTTTTTCTATAAAATAAACAGTACGCTTTTGACGAAACAATAGAATCAACCAATTCAATTTCTGATACAATTGTATCATTAAAATGATACCATTTATTATTAGCATTTTTAACATATGATGTATAATGACCACCCGATACATTTCCACTATGATTACATACACCATAAAGATCATATTTATAACTTTCTTTTTTATAACCAATTACATAATCTGATAAATCTAAATTTTCTATTGGAAATGTAACTAAAACTTTATTTTTTTGTGATTTATTATTAAATCTCTTTAAATCAATTACTAAAATATTAGGCATAGACCAAAATTGAATTTTTTTTTGAATATTTATTTTTTTATTAGTAACTTCATTGTACCAAGCATTCTCTCCTTCTAAAATTTCTCCTTCTACATAATAATTAAAACAATCTATTAAAGAAGGACTTGAATTATTTATTGGTATAGGTAAATCAATCATAAAATATGGTTCAGGAGTTATTTTTAATTGTTTTCCTGTTTCTAAACATATAATTTCTGAAACATGTATTGCGTAAAATAAATTCCATATTTCAGAATATTCTTTTGAATACATTTGCTTTATCATTTCAAAACATTTAATAGCAATTTCATCGGTTTCATTTTTAGGAGTTCCTGATATTGTTATTTCTATTTCTCTTGAAAGTGAATTGTGAAAACAATCAATTAAAAATAACAAAAATTCAGATAAATCATTTTGAGAGTATCCAGTAAAAATATCTCTTTTTTTAATTTCAGCAATTTTTTGTATAGTTTTAATAAATTTTCCAGGTGATACAGTACAATTATTTTCCCATAAAATTTTTCTTAAATTATCCCATTCTAACATTAATACTGAATCACATTTATTTTGTAATTTTTTTTTATATGTTTCTTTATCTAAAAAAAGATTTAATTCATATGTGTGAGATATTATCTGCATACATGAATTAATAAAACATGTATTTCCTAAATTACCTAATCCACTTAATCCTTTTCCTTTGTAATTATTAATATTCATTAATTAATAATATTGATATTTATTTAAACATATTTAATATATTATATTATAATATGAATCAACAAATTAATAATGCTTTATCAAATGAACAATTATTATTAATTAATATATTAAATAATATGTATAATGATAATTTAAATCAAATACATAATCAAAATAATTTTATTAATAATTTAAATGAATCAAATAGACGAATTCAAAATTTAATAGTACAATTATTAAACAATAATGCAAATACAAATTTAAATACAAATTTAAATGCAAATCTAAATACAAATGCAAATCCATTTGGAATACAAAATACTAGTAGAACAACACCTCAAACACGAAATTCAAGACGATTTAGATATAATTATTCAAATCAACCTAGAGAACATACAACAAGTAATCCTACTGTTAATTCTTTTTCACAATTATTTAATAATTTTTTACAACCTGTTCAAATATTTCCTACAAATCGTCAAATTGAATTAGCTACACGAAATGTAAGATATTGTGATATATTAAATCCACGTAATACATGTTGTCCTATTTCTTTAGAGAATTTTAATGACACCGATGATGTAACTATAATTCGTTATTGTAATCATATTTTTAAAAGGGAACAATTACGCACTTGGTTTCAATCACATGTAGTATGTCCTGTTTGTAGATATGATATAAGAAACTATACAAATAATGAAAATAATGAAATAAATGAAAATAATGAAAATAATCAAATTAATGAAAATCATGAAAATCATGAAAATCATGAAAATAATGAAATGTATGATTCTCAAATGGAGATAGAAGAACCTAATCAAATAAATGAAACAACTAGTTTATTAAATAATGTAAATACTATTTTTGATAATTATATGCAAAATGGTTTTACAGATGATATAAATACACTGTTAAATTTACCTCAAGACATATCTGGTAATATTGCAAATGATTATGTATTTACTATTTATAATACATTTCAAAGAAGAAATTAATAAAAAATAATAAAATTTATAATAAAATTGAATAGTATTTAAAAATATATAAAGATTTAAAAACATTAAAATTATTATGAAAAGTGAAAGTAAAAGAAATATAGAAATAAATAAAGAAATAAATAAAGAAATAAATAAAGAAGACAATAATGAAACAATAAGTAAAATAACTATTTTTGAAAATAGTTATAAATACACAATTGTTATCGTAAAATTTTCTAGTTTTTATTTATTTTGGATGATTCTACATTATATAGCGGCACATGTTTATACAGAAATATGTGTTCCAAAAACATTATATGGATTTGTAATATCTCCATTTATTGTATGTACTCCACATTGTCGTGGTCTAAGATGGGTTATTGTAAATTCAACAACTGTTATAGAAAACATGTGGATTTTATTAGGAACTTGGATAACAAGTAATATATTAATTATTCGTTAGATATACGCTCTTTTATACCATAAAAACTAATATAAGGAATAGGTAAAATACCTATAAAATTATAAGAAAATAATTCATTTGGAAACGTTCCACATAAAATATCAAAACAAGGCGTTGTAAAACAAAATGCTTTATTAGGATATTTATGATGATATAAATGATATTTAGTATAATTTTTTTCTTTATTAACATCATTATGAATAAAATAATGCATTTTTTCAAAACAAAATAAACCAGATAAATGACCTATTGCATAAGAAAAAACAAATGATGGGTTTATGTAATAAGAAGAAATAAAAAATACTGGCGAAACAATTATGTATTGAAATATAGGTATATGAGAGATTTTTGTTGGATATAAGTGATGATAACCATGTAATTTATGATAATAAACAGTATTTTTTAATCCATGCATTATGTAACGATGATATAGATATTCCCAAAATGACCACATTAAAAAACCATGTGATACAAAATAAATATTTATTCCATAATATAAAGAAAGTAATAATTTCATAAAAAACCAAAAATAAAAATTAATATAAAATAAATGGTTATCGCTACTAGTAAACAAAAAATATTTTATTGTTGAAATTATATTCAATAACGATGTCATTTTATATAATATATAATTATTATATAAAATATTTTTATATTATTTTATAAATGAAAATAACCAAAAATATTTTGTTTATTTTTATGTTATTAACATATTTTTATGCAATTTATAATGTTTGCTGTTATTATGAAAAAAGTAATAAATCAATTTCAAGTATTATTAAAGATGAGAATTGTAATCAATCTGTATTTATTAGTATGATTATTATGGGTTTATTAACATTAATCTATGAAATCACAAGACATGATGCATTTTCATTTTTTTGTATTATTTTTTTATTAATTGGAATTTATGGAGTTTTATTATATGATCATTATAATCAACTTCATTTTGTTTTTTGTTTTATTGTTTTTATAAGTATTTTATTTTTCATGTATAATCATTGTTTAAAAAAAGAATGGATTTTATTATTTGCATTATTGTACATTCAAGAAATATTATCTGCAATAATACTTTTACAAAGTGAAATAATGAATTGTGAAATTTATTTATTGGTAAATTTTGCAATTTTTTATATTATTTTGCATTTTTATTAAATTATATTTTATTAAATTATATTTTATTAAATTAAGGAAATGTGTAAATTTTAGATTTTAAATTTTAGATTTTAGATTTTAAATTTTTATATTATATAATACAAATTTATATGAATGAATATTTTTTTAAAGGTTCTACCCAATATTTAAATCCATTAAATGATTCTCAATTAGATAAAAAAAATGTAGAGATAAATGATTATTATAATAAGTTACAGTCTTTATTAAATAGTATTGTACATAATAATATTCAAATTGATCAGACAAATATTAAATATTTTGCTGAAATCATAGTTGAATTAGATTATAAATATAATCTTTTAAGTAATCAATTGTATATTGATTTAAATTATGAAAAATATGGAAAAACTGCTAAGTTAATAGAACTTCATTCTAGTATTGAAAAATTACTAGAATTAATAAAAAATATAAATTTAAAAATTCATATGTTGATTAGAAAATCACAGCAAGAAGGGATATTGTCTACTTTTTCAATAAATAAAGAAAAAATGATGGAAATAGCGAATCATAGTTTTACACCAGAATTCGGTGGTAAAAAAAGGCGTAAAAGAAAAAGTTTCAATAAAAGAAAAAGTTTCAAGAAAAGAAAAAGTTTCAAGAAAAGATACTTGTATGGTATTAAATGCATCCATAATTAAATTTATACAAAAAAATCTATATCATTTTTATTATTATTATTATTATTATTATGTTTAATAATATAAATTATGTATACGTAAGATAGACCTTATATAAATTCTCATATAATTATTATCTATTGCAAAAATAAGTTTTAATATTTTGAAGACCTTGTTTTTCATTATTTGTTTTTATTAAATATTCGTCAAATAATAACGCTTTTACTTCTTTATTTCTCATTTGTTCTAACTTTTCTTCAAATTTTTCTTCATTAATAGTTTTTTGCAATGCATCCATATCTCTTTTAAATTTTTTTCCTTTTGTATTTGTTTTTTTTTGTAATTCCCATATTTTTTCCAAAACTAAAGCGAACACTTGTTGAACAGGTTTCATTATTTGATTTGTAATGTAAAATGAATAATCTATTTTTAATTTATTTTCAATAATAAATGTTGGCGTTTCTATTTTTTCTCCTTGTAACGCTTTTTTATTTGAAACATTTACATAAACAAAAGGTATTCTATCTCCAGGACCTGGTTTATTACCAGGATCTCTAGCAGCAATACGGTCTGCTAATACTTTGTGAGCAATAGATTGAGGATTTTTATATCCTGAACGTAATGATTTTGTAATAATTAATTTATCCATTGAATATTTTTCATCTACCATATTTTGCAAGCAACTTTTCAAAAAATCAATTGCTTCTTGAATATTTTGTTTTTTCATTAATATGTCAATAATACCACCATATATATCTTTTACAATTGGTGCATTATCACGACGTTTTAATACAATACCCATTTCTTTTCTTTTTCCTTTATTTGGATCATGTTCATAAAGCATACCAACATATCTTTTTTTTGATAACAAACAAAATGGCATAAATGTTTTTTCATATTCTAAATCATGTGGTCCTTTCAAAAAACTAGACGCTAAATTTCCCGCTTCTTGCGCTAACTCTATAGTAATTTCTAACGCTTTTTTTCCACGAATTGGTATTCCATCAGGAGTTTGCAAATTAAATGTAAAGAAAACTGAATCAGTATCTCCATATATGTACTCTGCTTTTGTTAATACTTGACCATGTGACACTGTATTACATAATTTATCTCCATAACATTCTTCAATTACGCGCTTTGCATAGGTCAATAATTTTCTACCAGTTGCAGTAGTACACGCAGCAATATCTTTTTCATAAAATGTGCTTGTTTTAGCGCCACATTGTCCATAAAGCGAATTTGCAGTTACTTTATAACCAAGTTGTCTTTGATCTAAAATTTGTTTCATAAATTCATCTTTTTCATTAGGAATTAATTTTCTAGTATCTTTTCTCGCTTTTAATAATTCTTTTAAAATAGATGGCATAATCGCTTCTCCTTTACCCGTTATATCTGGTTGCACGAATCTGCAAATTTTATAACCACATTTAATTTTTTCCGCTGCTGAAGAAGGTGTTTTTCTATGATATCTGTATGTATCATATTCTATATCAACATATTCATATCCAGATAAATTATCATAAA